GAGCAAACCAACAAACTTGTGAAGCATATGGATACAAATTTAACAAAGCTACTGGAACTTGTCAGGCATTTAGTTTTAATTATAATTTATTAAACCAATTTGGAAATACTACCAATATAGATTCAGGAGGAGAAACAGGAAGAGAAACAGAAAATACTATATTGAATGGCGAAAGTAATTTAGCAATAGGTAACAATACTAATTGTTTTATAAGTGGCGAATCACATATTATATCTGATGCTTTAGACAATACATCTATAATAGGTGGTAAAATGGGTAAGGCATTAAGGCAAGGAGAAGTATTAATAGGAGGAGGAGGTTTTAATTCTACACAAGGATTATTGCAACAATCTTTTGTTCAGGTAAGTGGTAAAACTACAAATAATTCTGATACCTTATTGACAACACAAGGAGATGAGGAGAATAGTATAGGATTACAGAAAAATTCAATAACAGCATTTGAGGTATTTGTTACAGCATTAGTAACAGGTGGTTCATCAGGTACCGCAGGTCATTATAAAGTGATAAAAATAACAGGTGCTGTATTAAACAACAATTCAGATGTAGAAACACTTACACAAAGTCAAACAACTATAGCCAGTAATG